CGGCTGACAAGAAGAGTGATTTTCTCATCCAGATGCAAGTCATGCTTTATAAGTTCTTTTGTGCCAAGAAGTTTGAGCTCGATCCAAAGGAAATCAAGTGTGGATTTGTCTTGCTTAAGCGTGGCGCAAAACCAGGTAAGACCTGCGAGCTTGTAGAAGTCTCAGTCGGACCTAAAGCATTTGAAAAAGCAACTAAAGTGCTCAGCTCTATGATCTCTGCAGTAAGGTTGAACAAGCCGATAAAGAATAGGTCGTCTTGCACTTATTGCGAATTTAAAAATACTGAACATTGTAGTGGATCAAGTGAGTACCCAGCGTTTACCACTTATAAATAGGTGGTTATGATTCATTAAATCACATGCAGAAGAAAAAAATAATAGTTCTAGCAGATCACGCATTATCCACATCAGGCGTAGGCACACAAACGCGCCACCTTCTTTCAGGCCTAATACAGAAGGGTGAGTGGACATTTAGGCAATTCGGTGCTGCCATGAAGCATGCAGATTACCGAACAATAGTCGTAAACGATGACTTTATTATCAAGCCGATTGATGGATTTGGAAATCGTGATCTAATTCGCATCACGCTAGCAACAGAAAAACCAGATGCAATCTTAATCTTCACAGATCCTAGATTTTTTGTTTGGCTCTTTGAGATGGAAGATGAGATTCACCAGATGTGCCCTATTTTATGGTGGCATGTTTGGGATAATGAGCCTTACCCACAATTCAATGAAACGCTATACCAATCAACTGATTTAATCAATTGTCATTCGTACATGACATACGAGCTGATCAAAGATAAATTTCCTGAAAAGGTAAATTTTGTTCCTCATGCGCTACCAGACAATATGTTTTTCCCGTTTCCAGAACAGCAACGCGCGCTGTACCGCACAAATTTGTTAGGCCAGGAAAAAGAAGATCATTTTGTAGCAATCTGGGTAAATAGAAATGCAAGGCGAAAGCGCTCTAGCGACGTGCTGCTTGCATGGAAACTTTTCCTTGATGAGCTAAAAGAAAAGAACGGTCACAAGAAAGCTACATTGATCATGCATACAGATCCGCTTGATCAAGAAGGACCAAATCTTTTTGCTGTTGCAGAGCATCTAGGAATTTTTGACAATATTTTATTCTCAAAAGAGCGTATTGAATTTGATAAGATGAATGTTCTTTATAATATTTCTGATTGTTGCATAAACATAGCTTATGCTGAAGGTTTTGGACTGAGCACTCTCGAATCCATGCAAGCTGGGACGCCTATTGTTGCAGTTAAAACTGGTGGTCTTACACGACAAGTTGTCGATCATAGAGACGGTACAGAAAATGGCATTGCGCTACCTGTTGAATGTAAGACTATGGTCGGTTCTCAAATGGTCCCCTACATTTACGAAGATTACGTGACTGTAGAGACTGCTGCTAAAGGAATCTATAAGATGAGTCAGCTTGACAAAGATGAGAAGTTAGCTTTAAGAAGTAAAGTTAAAAACTATGTGCAATCAGAATTCTCTTATCAAAAAACAATCGATGATTGGCATACTACTATGAAAGATACGATTGAGAATTGGAAAAATAGAAATTCTCGCTGGGAAGTCAAGGAGATCTAATGAAAAAAGTTCTAGTTAGAGCACCGCTTCTCAGCGTTTCAGGCTACGGTGTACATTCACGTCAAATTTTTGAGTGGGCAAGATCAGTTGAATCATGGCATGTAAGCACTCAAGTTCTTAATTGGGGCAACACAACATGGTGCATCGATGCAGCCGCAGAAGGAGGCATGATTGGCGACATTATGCGTCGATCAACAAATCAAAACCAAGATTTTGATATTTCCATTCAAGTGCAGCTCCCAAATGAATGGGATATAAACGTTGCAAAATATAATATTGGTGTAACAGCTGCTGTTGAAACAGACAAATGCAATCCTGAGTGGATTAATGCAGTAAATAAAATGTCTGTTGTTATTGTGCCTTCAACACACGTGAAGAACACATTGATTTCTTCTGGTAATGTTACAACTCCAATTTATGTGATTGGTGAATGGTTTTTTCCTGAGATTCTTACGCATAAAGAGCCATTAGAGCTCAACCTAAGCACAAAATTTAATTTTTTAATCGTGTCACAGATGACCTCACAGAATTCTGCTGAAGATAGAAAAAATATATTCGATACGATTAAATGGATGCTTGAAGTTTTCAAAGATGATAAAGATGTTGGTATCATTTTGAAGACAAATTTTGGTCGAGGGACAAAGATTGATAGAAAATTTACACAAGATACTGTTGAAAAATTCATAAATCAGCATAGAAAAGGTGCTTTTCCAAAGATTCACTTGCTTCACGGCACAATGACGTCTGAAGAGATTGCCCGTCTTTATCGACATCCATCAATTAAATGCTATGTTAATTTGACAAGAGGCGAAGGCTTTGGTCTCCCAATCTTAGAAGCAGCAGTTGCAGAATTACCTGTGATCGCCACAAATTGGTCGGCTCATCTTGATTTCATGAAGATGGGTAAATTTATTGCAATTGATTACACACTTGTTGATATTCCTGCTGCTAAGATAGACAGCAATATCTTTGTTGCAAACACGAAATGGGCGCAACCGCTTGAAGCAGATTTCAAGAAGCGCCTGCAAAAATTTAGATCTAGTTATGATATGCCTAAACAATGGGCACTTGAACTTTCAAAAAAGTGTATTGATCAATTCTCTAGAGAAGCAATACTCATGCAGTATAATGATCTTATAACAGCGTTGGAGATCAAATAGATGATAACTGCTATCGTAGCAATCGCATTTATTATGCTATTATCAGTGTTAGGTGGATCAATTTATCTGAACTACAAGCTGGGCAAGACAATGCTGATAATTCAAGATAAAATTGAAATATCTTTGGATGAACTTGATCAAATTTACGGAAGAATCAGTAAGATATTAGATATACCTGTATTTTTTGATTCAGTTGAAGTTCGTCAAGTTATAGCAGACATTGATAATGCACGTAATGTTGTGCTTAAGATTGCAGATAGTTTATCTAATGTAACGAAGGATGAAGATGATACACAAGAAGAAAATTAGTAAAACTTCATCCGGAGGCGGATTAAAGCTTTATTTTCATGCAGGAACACACGACGCAATTGTTAAATTTCAAAGTGAGAAAGATAACAGTTCACGGGAAGTCATTTATGTTCAAGAGATACTACCTGCATTTGACAAGCTTGTTGAAAATTTAATTTTTATACAGGGCTTCAATATCAGTCACGGCAATTTTGATGACTTAAAAACAGATTGTGTGACTTTCTTGTTTGAGACCCTTAAGAAGTTTGACGCGTCCCGCGGAACAAAAGCATTTAGTTATTTTAATGTTGTTGCTAAAAACTGGCTCATTGTTAAAAGTCGACAACGTGCTAAATCAGCAAAGCGCATGTGTAGCATTGATGATAAAGACGCGATTAGCGAGATTAATCTGCTAGATCTTGACAACTACGCAGTTACTCAAAATCAAGATGCGAAGCTTATCAAAGAAGATGCTAGCGTCAGCTTGTTCATGTTGCTCGAAGATATTAGATGTGATATGACATGCGAAAATGAGATCAAGTGCATTGAAGCAATTAGAAAGATTTTTAATGACATAGATGACGTTGAAATCTTAAATAAACGTGCAATATTTGTCTACGTTAGAGACATCACAGGATTATCGCCTAAACAATTATCAATTGCAATGTCTAGTATTAGAAAGAAGTACAAAGAGCTTATGCATACTGGCGAATATGATATTTTCTAAATAAGGAATAAGAATGTCTGATATTAATAAAACACTTAATTCGCTTGACGAGAAAGATAAAAAGATCAAGCAATTTTCTGACATTCTTGATGAGTTAGCGTCAACAGAAGATAAGAAAAAGCTTTTATGGAAAGAGATATACCAGAATGCTGTCAACGATCGAGAGAATGCAGGAATTCTTTTCACAGACACTCTGATGCAGATTAAAGGCAACGCAGCAAATCACAATATTCTCGGTCCTGTTGTTGTCAAGTATATCGAAAGAATGTCACGTGCAAATGACCAGATTTTAAAACTTGCTGAACTTATTGCACAAGAAGAATCAAAAGAAATGAGTATGGATTCTATCTACGATAAGATCGGTGACAATTAATGTCAATTTTTACAAGAGCAGGAGGTTCATTTGTCATCCCCAACAATTCAAGTGATTCACAGACCAGCCAGCAAAACACATCGGGACAAGCAGCATTTATCACTGCTAAAGTGATAGATTTTATTTCTGATCCCAAGACATTAAGTCAAAGTAAAATTGACTTACTTAAAAGTTCTGCTACAAATAGTGCTCTTGTTAATTCAATGCCAGTTAATTCGATTTGGTGTCAGATAATTGAATCAAATCGTCTAGACCAGCATATTGCATATCCATTTTTTCCTGCGCACCTATGTTTTCCAGTAAAACCTGCAGAGCAAGTATGGGTTTTCTATTCAGCACCAGATCAAGTCTACTATTGGGTTTGTCGAAAACCCGGCGATTATATTTCTGAAGATGTCAACTACACACACATTGATAGGATTGTAAATCGGCCGACATCAGACGGCGCCCCAGGTATTGAACCGCAGAAAAGCGCCAAAGATGCATACAACGGTGTAAGCAGTGCTGCCCCGAATTTTCCACAAGGCAAAACAGACAGTGTGTATGATAAAACATCGGGTAAGTTCTTTGATGATGCAAACATCATCAAGAAATCACAAGAATATAATGAAAATTTTATTCAAGAAGCTGTCCCAAGATTAGTTAGACAGCCCGGTGACTTTGTGATGCAAGGTTCCAACAATTCAACAATAGTCTTGGGATCATCTGATAATAGAGTAGGGAAGGGTATCGTTGATATTATCGCAGGTAGGACACTTAGCACTAGCGCTGTTGTAAATTCTCGAGGCTACAGCGAAGTTGATAAAGCAAACCCAGCAACTGCAGATAATCCGCAAGTAGGCGTCGACGCCGCCGCTCGCGTCTATCTTGGGATGAACGAGAACGCAGATTATGATTTTGGTGTCAGTATAGATGGAATCAGCGGTAGCGGCTCAGGCTCTTGTGTGGTTCTTAAAGGCGCGCAAGTAAGGTTAATTGCGACAAATGATGTTAAAATAACCGTCGGTACAACAGGAGCTGGAATTATTATAAAACCTGACGGCAACATTGTGATTATCCCGTCAGCATCAGGCGTCATAAAGCTCGGAGGCGACGATGCAGACAAAGCCATACTCTGCCAAACAGCAGTACAAGCTGTTCCTGGGAGTATCACAGCTGCTCCCGTAATATCAACAGCAGGCGGTATTATTGGTGCAAAGGAAATTATAGGAACTGGATTGTTTGCTTCAAAAGTTTTGGTGAAATAATGGGCGCATTAAAAGCTGTTGGATTTTTAGATAACGCTAGCGGAGCTATCGGTGATAGTGATCGACTCAATATTGTCAATGAAATATCAGACGCAATCAGGTCAGCATCAAAAATAACTCTAGCAGGTGCCGAGCTATCGCTAATAGGTGCACCGATACCACTTGCTGCAGACAGTTTTGCAGCCGACAACGGGTTAGATGATCACAAAGAGCGTCTGCCTCAATGGCATTCTATAAATATTGATACTTTTCTAAGTGGTGTTGCTAACATGTTTGATGGAATTCCAATCACAGGCGTCGCAGCAAAAGTAATTCCTATTATTGACCCAACACAACCAATTATTGATATTCTCAAACTATTAAAAAATCTGATACCTGACTTGATTGATTTTGACATTATTGAGTTTTTAACATCAATTTTAACAGCTTTGTTTCTAAAGATACCACCGTTTCTGTTAGATCTTGCAACTTTGGCACAAGATTTTATCAACGGCGTCGCTGATGCAATCGACTCGGCGATAGCAAAATTTATTGATTTTATTAAAGTAAATGTAATTGAAAAATTCAACAAGACAACAGAGGTGATTAATAGGATAAAATCTGAGATTGATAGACAGATTGCAGAAGTTCAAGAATTCAAGAACAAGATCATAGCAGCAATCAAAACAATAATCGAACCAATACTTGCATTTCCTTCGATTCCATCACTAAGCATTCCAATACCTAATTTTAATTTTAATATTTCACTACCTAATATATCGCTTCCTTCGCTGCCATCACTTCCAATATTTCACATTTCACCACCATTTCCACCTGGCATTGCATATTTCTTCTTAGAATTTATTAAAAGTCTGATATCGGGCATCATAGCAATATTGACAAATATTGCTGATTTAATTTCTGCAATTATCCAGGGAATTGGAGCATTTATTTCTTACATTGTTCAAGCAATATTTAATCTAATTAAATCAATCATTGAAGCGCTGATACCGGGAATTGATAGAGCTATTACACTTGCTGCCACAATTTTAATTTTTGCAAAAAAAATCACGCAGATGGCAGTTGTATCGCTGCTGGGATGGCTTGTTGGGCCAGGAATTATCATTAGTGTTGCTGCACGTGAAGTTGGCTTAGTAAGCTAGACATCAACATACTTAATAACAATGGCCGAAAGAAGCTTTAAAAACATTGGAACAACAATTACGCAGTTGAAGACTTTACGTCCTCCTGCGCAAACTTTTCCTATTGGAATAAAGACACCAATGGAACTTAGCGGTAATGGCAACCCCTACAAGATGCATACGACTGTACCTGAACAGGTCAATGATAATCTTCGTAATATGATTTTGTCTAATCACGGCGAGCGCTTAGGAAAGTATGATTACGGTGCTAATCTTCGCCAGATATTAGCGGAATTTTCAACTAACGCAGACGTTGAGACAACTGCCATGCAATCTATTATGTCAACAGTTGAGAAATACATGCCTTTTATCTCGCTTGACACGTTTGAGATGAAAAATTTGCAGTCAACAAGAAATGCACAATTAAAATTCCAGATTGATATCGGTTACAGCGTATCAAAAATAGGTGCAAGTAATCAAAAACTTAAAATAATTCTCGAGGTAATGGGCTAATGGCAACAACATTGCAACAGAAGCTGAAACAGCGCCGGCAGAGATCATATCTTGGCAAAGATTTTGATAGCTTACGTGACAATCTTGCAACCTATGCAAAGAGTTACTACTCTGATCAAATCAAGGATGTGTCAGAATCTTCTGTCGCAGGAATGTTTATTGACATGGCTGCCTACGCAGGCGACGTGTTGTCATATTATCTAGATTACCAGTTCAACGAGATTAATCTTGAAACTGCAATTGATCCTAATAATGTTGATAGACTGATCAGACGCGCTGGGGTCAAATACGGCGGTGCATCTCCTGCAATTGTAACGATAAATTTTTATGCAATTATTCCTGCAACGCTTACCAACGGTGTGTATACACCAAATACACAGTACATGCCAGTTATACTATCAAGTACTCAAATGAAAGCCAACTCCGGCATCATATTTGAGCTTACTGAGGATATTGATTTTGGTAAAACGGATTTGAATGGAAAACTTGTTGCAACATATCGAATATTTTCACAAGATATAAGCGGAAACCCAACAAAATTTGTTGTGAAAGCGACAGGACTTTGCTCATCAGGCAGAGTCGCGTCTGAGAGATTCACGATTGATAGTAATTTTATTCCATTTAGAAAGATCACACTCTCAAACCAGAATGTTAATGAAATAATTGGCATAACAGACATAGATGGAAATCAATATTATGAAGTTGAGTCACTTACACATGATGTTGTGTTCAAAGCACGCACAAATATCAAATCAGACTCTGATATAGTTGAAGATGCACTGACGATTATTCCTGCGCCTCGCCGCTTTATTTCTGAAAATAGTAGAGTTTCAGGAAAGACTACAATCACATTCGGATCAGGTGACGCAGATTCACTTGATGACGATATTATCCCCGACCCATCAGAAATTGCTTTACCGCTTTACGGTTCAAATAAGGTATTTAAAAAAGCAACAATTGATCCTAATGCCCTGCTGAAGACAAGAAGCTTAGGAGTGTCACCTACAAATACCACGCTAACAGTCTCGTACCGCTACGGTGGCGGTCTGAGTAACAATGTCGGCGCAGGCACAATTAATTCAATATCACGTCTTTTACATAGATTTCCACCGTCAGCACCCACTAGCATCGCTTCAACTATTAGAGCAACATTTGAAGTTGATAATACAGAAACGGCAGTCGGGGGTGAGGACGCATTGTCGCTTGAAGATTTGAGAGCAATTGCATTAAGTTATTCAAATTCTCAAAATAGAATTGTTACCAAGCAAGACGCTGCTGCTAGAGTCTATACAATGCCATCAAATTTTGGCAGAGTCTACCGCGTTGGATTTAGACCTAATCCTGTTAATCCTCTTGCAACTTTGATGTATGTCATAAGCAGAAATAGTAGTGGACAGCTTATTCTCTCTAGTGACACACTAAAGATTAATCTTAGTAAATACCTTAACGAGTTCAGGCTTATATCAGATGCGATCGACATCGTTGATTCACCAGTCATCAACTTGAAATTAAATTATAGTGTTACGCTATACTCAACAGCAGTTAAAAATACAACATTACAAATAATTAATCAAGCACTTAAAGATTACTTCAATATCAAAAATTTCCAAATAGACCAGTCGATAATATTGTCAGATATTACTAATATCTTACTTAATACAGACGGTGTGATGTCTGTAGCAAATATTACATTTTCAAGTGTAAGCGGTAATTTGAACGGTGTTGCGTACAGTGAAGTAATTTTTAATGTTGAACAAAATACAACTAACGGGTTGCTTGTTCCTTCACCGGGCGGTATCTTTGAAATTAGATATCCAGATTTTGATATAGTTGGTAATACGACCTAGGAGATTGAATGTATTTAGCTCTATCAGCAAGCAAAGATGCTTATATCACCAACAAGATCATTGGATCATCATTTCGTGCAACTGATGCGAATCTTGGACAAGCAGGTACATTAGATCTCTTTAAGCTATATGATGAAAACAGCATTGTAGGTGAGACAAATCCGACTGAATTATCAAGAATTCTGATTAAGTTTGATTATAGTAAACTTTCAAATTTAATGTTGACAAAGCTAGATATTAATGATGCATCTTTCAAGTGTAATCTCGTGTTAAGCGACGTGTATGGCGGTCAACCCACACCCACTAATTTTAAGTTGATTGCTTTCCCATTATCAAGAAGCTTTGATGAAGGTGTCGGACGTGATGTAATTGGATTTAGAGATATCGACGTGTGCAATTTTTTGACTGCGTCTGTTTCAACAGGAAATGTTGAAAAATGGTATGTCACAGGCGCTGGTAGCCAAGGCTTCCTAGGCTCCAACAATATTGATATTATTTCTAGTGGTAATCTCAATGATGGGAATGGAATTGTAAATTTATGGCGTGAGCAGATATTCGTATCAGGCGAAGAAGATCTAAATGTTGATATTACAAGAATTGTATCGGGAACGCTCGCAGGATTAATACCTGATCACGGATTCAGAATTTCTTTCTCTGGCACAATGGAAACAGACGAGTTTACGAGATTTGTCAAAAGATTCACGTCTAGAAATGCTACAAACGTAGGCAAACGACCAAAGATAGTAGTGACTTACAATGATTTAGTTAGAGACAATCACGAAAATTTCTTTTTTAATGCGCAAGGCAACTTGTTCTTATCTAACAATGTTAGAGGTAATCCTAAAAATATTCTTTCAGGAACATCTTTGATAGAAATAAAAGGAAACAATTGCATGCTATTAAAACTATCCACAGGATCTTACGCAAAGCAATTCAATGTTTCACAATTTAACTATGGCGACAATTACGTCACAGGTGCTTACTATGCATCATTGACATTGAATAGCTTTGAAAACAGTAGTGTTTATAGCACGCTGGCGACACAAGGGTATGTCGATCTTGATGAAGTGTGGGGCTCAAATGATGGGAAAATTAGCTATTTGTCAAGCTCCTTAAGAGCCTACCGCCCAGATACATCAAAATTTGATATTGATTTAGAACGTATTACAGTTAGCATGACTAACATGAGAACTGCGTATGAGCAAAACGAACAATATCGTTTTAGATTATTCATAGAAGATATTACAAGAGAATTTATTGCAAAGAAGCTCCCGATTGAAAATAAAGGAATATTTGTTGAAGAAATCTACTATCAAGCTAGAGACACAGATCTTAATGAAGTCTTAATTCCATTTCATGATCCAGGCACAGCCGTGTCAAATGATACGGTAAGTCATTACTTTGACTTTGATATGATTTCTCTGCCAAGAGGAAGAACATACACATTTGATTTCAAGATACTGCGAGAAGGATCTGAGATTATATTCAGAGACGTCGCCGCAAAGTTTAGAGTGAATTAAAATGTCATCAAACGTTGTTAGAACAAATCGACCCACAGTCTTTAC